TGCCTTTCAATGAGCTTTCTTATGCGAGGTGTGATTGATTCGATGATCTTGTTTCTTGCGTTGCGTTCAGCCATCTCTTTGAGAGCACGGGCGTCTGCAATTGCTTCATCGTACAGGTTTGACATCTTTATGTTCCTACGTTCATGTAACTATGTTGCTCTTAGTCATTTGCGTCATCTTGTTGTAAATGAATTGCCTGAATAAGACGGCGAAGTCTTATCATTGTCAAGTTATCTTTATCAGGGATATCTTCAAGGTTATATGCCGGAGAAGCTGAGCCTGCATCACGAAGTGGGAGGGCACTGGCGTATCCTGCTTTTGATCCTGCAAGCGAGATTCTGGCAGGTGCAGGTCGAATTGAAGGACCGTCAGCACCGACGCCAAGAACTCCTTGCTTGTTTTTATAGAGGGTTGGCATCGGTGAGAGGCTGCGGCCTGTTGTCTGCTCGCTCATTCTGAAGTCGGCGCCGACAAATTTTCTATTATCTGCGGCTCTATCAGCATAAGAGTCCCAGCGGACATGGCCTTGGCCTGACTTATTTCCTATTGCGACTTGTGTCTCAACGTCTTCTTCGCTGTCGAGTGTGTCTTCATCATCAACATCATCATTTACAACATCAATATAAGGCCATGAGCCTTGTGACATACGAGGAAGGTCACGCCGCCCGTCTGTTCCATATCCGAGCCCTGTGCGAGCATCGTAATTTGGATTATTTGCTTCAGAAAAGCGGCGACGTGACATTTTAACCTTTGTGATATTAAGCTCTAGGATCGCCTAACGCACCTGGGAATGTAGGATTTGCGTTGCTTTGGCCTGATACAGTACCAACTGTCGGATTTGATATCGTGTCAGTCTCTGACAGCAAATCAGATGAAGCTTTTGGACCGCTGTTAGTTCCTGCAGCTAGACCGCTTCCAAAGTTATCATTTGGTGTGACTGTGCTACCTGCAGATGTTCCATCTTCACCAAATCCTGATACGACTAAGTTAGGGTAATAGTTACCTTCAAATTTGGATTGATCCGTTGGTAGCTCAGGAGCTTTGCCATAATTTAGATCAACTCCTTCGTCGCCGAACTGGTCTAGATCACCTATTTGAAATCCGTCATCTGCGGTTGGAGATAAAGCTTTCCGCGCAATTACACGATATGCATCGTTTGTCTCAGAATAAATTGGAGATCTTGGAAACATTGTGCTCAATGTTTTGTAATCTGATGTTGAAGTTGAAAGTGAACTAGTCTCTAGTACTTTTCTTTCGCGTGTCTTACCTGTATCTTCGATTAAAGGGTATTTTCCTGACATTTTATTCTCTCCTCCTCTTAATTATGCAATTCAGAGTTTCTCAAGAATTTGTGCGCGAATTTCTTGGCGTGCTTCATTGATCTCTGAGAGTTGTTGAGCAAGGCGTGCTGCTTCTTTCTGAAGGGCCTTGTAGTGATTGACTTCAGAAGCGATGGTGTGCGCCATGTCTTTTGCATCAACTTCTTTTGTTTGCTTGGCAGTCTTCTTTAGGTCATCAGGTACACCTGATAGACGCTTTCCGTTTGCCTTTGCCTTTCTTTTTGCAATAGCACGTTTTTCCTGAATTATTTGCCTTTCTTCATTGATGATTCTGCGAAGAAGAGCGGGGGTAAGATTGATAATACCGTTTGACATTTTTTCTCCAAAATTGGTTGCTATTTGTAAGTATCTCTAATTTTAGAGATTATTAGCTATTTTTTTGATGTAAATGCAAGCTCTGCCCAGTTTGAAGCTCCCTCAAATATTGACATTGGATCAATATCGGCCGTGGGTGAGAGAGTGTCTGCACGGGCTGATAGTGCAGCTGCTGGTGACCTGTCAGCCGTGAGCTGTGAGGGTAGCGTATTTTTTGCCGTATCTTCAAATATCATCTGCATGATGTCACGTTGTTCACCGTGAAATTCAGATGCTAAAGCAGCAACAGCCGGTGGAGGTTCTTTTCTTCCTTGAGCTTGATTTGCAATTCGATTTGCACCAGCTGCAAATGACTTGTCAGGTGACCTATTAACAGGTGTGACTTGCCGCCTCGCTACTTCTGTCTGACGCTGAGGCTTATCTCTTGTTGAAGAATCAAGACCCTCTAGCAAAACTTCCATGATGCATTCTTTTACGATATCTTTCAGTTCATTTCTTGTCATTGATGCCATGTGTTATTTCTTCCAAGTTAGAATATCATTGAATATTCTATCAATTCTGTCACTACGATTAAAAGTTCTCGTTAGATCTGAAGGCCTGACTTGAATACCTTCACGCATCATGAAAGCGCCGGGTGTGCTTGGCTCAGAGACAAAGTCCCAGCAGATCAACTGAAAATCGTCTTGAACAATTTGATGATCGCCGGACTTCTTGGTAGATCCTACGCCTCGTGACGAAATGCCGAGCGTGACGCCGGCTTCCACGAGGCTCTGCAAAATCTTGCCACATGGTGTGTCTAATATCTCAACAACACCATGACAAACATTTCCGTCCATGAAAGCTTCACGAACAATATGGCTGACTTTTTTGAGTTCGACTACCGAACTATCTGGATGGTCGCACTCTCCCAGCGCCCTGTTCTCACGGATAAATTTCTGATAATTTCTAACTTCACGTTCGAGAATATCACGAGGATACATACGACCGTTCTGGTTAAGAGTGTCAGCTTTCTGAAGGATTCCCTTCATGATCAGCTTTCCGCCGTTCTGTTCGCGGCTCTCTTTGATCGATTTGGCATCATATGAAAATGGAGCCCACTCTGTGAGAAGTTTTAAAACTGTGTCACTCATTGTTATTCTCCAGTTCATGGTAAAGTTGTGTCATATGCATAAACTTGACAATACCAGCGTCATCAAGTGACTTTGGATTAGTATGGCTAATCATGCTTGTGACTTCATCGAGCTTCTCAAGAATAACTTCACTGTCAGTTGACTCTTTGAGCTTGCCAAGACCGCGTAACGTTCGACGCTTTATGTTTTCTAGCATTGACTCGTCAACGTGTCCATGAATATAGTCTTTGATAAGAGTTCTTTGCAAATCGTTAAGCTTGACACCCCACTTTTTCTCAAATTTCTCATTCATTATCTTAACAGACAGAGATGAAACATCTTTTGAGGTGAGATCTTCAAGTATTGGAGCTGGTTCTTTATCGGCGCCGAGCCACTCAAGTAGTTTTTGTTCATAGTCAACAACTCTAACAAATGAAGCTTCATCTTCTTTACGCCAATCATTCATTAATGTTTGAACTGTAGCATAAAGACGAAACTCTTTGATTGGAAGATTAAAAAAGCCTGATTCATTAAGGCTCTTATTGATATCACGAATCATTGCAGACTTCTCAACATCAAGTTGTTGCTGAGAAAACATATGAACGCCTCGTTTTGCTTCTTGAATAATCCTGAGGCCAAGAGCTTCTGATCTGACAGTCGTGTTTAAAAGCGCTTGAAACAATCTGAATTCTTTAAAAATCTCAGTTCCTGGGCTATAGTACTTTTTAATGATCTTGGTGCACACATTTGCAGTCTTAGAATCATTATCAACTAATGCTGTCGCGGCTCTTTGAAGCAATTGCTCATAGATAATGCCAACATTTCGCTTCTTATTATGTGAATTACTCATCTTCTCTTTCTGCCTTTGGTGTGTTCTGTATTTCTAATAACACATCATTATTCTCTTTACGTATTCTGCTACTTGCGTCTTTGAGAGTAGAATCGAATCGTGCCGTCATTTTTGGCTTTGGAAATGGTGAATCTCCATAAAGTTCTTCATATAAGCTCGGTGATTTATTTTTCTTTTTTGACTCTATAGCAAATGATAAAGACTCATCTTCGCTGTCAAGTATGCCAAATGGCATATTCATTGAATCTTGTGGCCTTTCATTGTTTACCATACTCTTAAAGTTAGGCATGTCAATTGATGCCGCCGTGCTTCTGTCCCTGTCTTGTTTAATATTTGCACCAAAAACATTTCTAATGGCTTTCTCAGCTTTTAGAGGAAGATCTTCATTCTCGATCGATAAGATAGGAGGCTTTACAACTCCTGCCGTCTCAATTTCTCCAGCCCGCTCAAAGCCTGCTGTTATTGGAGCAGCTCCACCGCCGCCAACACCACCTGCACCTTCAGGGCCTGGAACGGCCTCAAGTTCGGCGTCTTCTTGCTTATCTTTCTTACGGCCTTCTTTAATATTTTCGATATCATCATCAGAGAGTCCCATGATATTCTTACGAACCCATGCACGATCAACAATGGCTTCTGGTGCTTTCGCAGCAATTTCGAATCTGGATGAGATGAGCTCAAGCTTCTGCTGTTGAGCAATCGTAGAAGGATTTGAAAGCTTGATGCTAAAGTCAAGCAGGTCTTCACCTTCATAACCATGTGAATACAGATGAATCATTGCCATCTTATTCAACTCAGAGATTACAACTTTCTGAATACGAGTAATTGTCCTTGAAAACCTGATATCTTCTTGAGCAAGGGTGGACTTTGCGCCAATGTCTTCATCATATCCGAGATAAGCCTTGGGAATCTTTAGCGCTGCAAACAATTTCTTTTGAATGTATTGAACATCTTCAATGGCTGCAGCGTTGACACCGCCTGCCAAAGAGTCAATCTTTGTTCCAGATTCACCACCACGGACAGGAATAAAGTAGTCCTCATCAACGGCAAGCGGGTTATAACGCAGATCCATCTTGCCGGTGGCCTTGTCAACAAGCCTATTTCTCTTCAAGCTTGTCTGCGCCTGCTCCATGAAGTTTGCAACTTCTTCTGGTGGAACATTACCAATGTCAATGTAAAAGACACGACGTTCAGGTGCACGAACAATACGATAAACAAGCATCGCGTCTTCCATCAAGATCATCTGACGCCAGATACGACGTGCAGATTCTAATACAGATGATCCGTAAGGCAAGAATGCATCATTGCCGAGAAGGCGAAAGTGTGATACCTGCCAATTCTCAAGGACTTGATTTCCTCGGGTAATCCAGCGAAAGCGAACAGCCATAGGATCTTTTGGATCATAGCCCTCTTCACGCTCAATCTCTGAGATAGGAATGGGGTAAGCGTTAATAATTCCAAATCCAGGATGAACATCGTTGAACATCAAGAAGTCGCCATACTTGCAAAGATTTCTGACCCACATTGGAAGATTAAAGTCAACGTTTAGTGTGTCATTGAAAAGGGTGTCCAGCAACTCTTTAATCCTACGATTATCGGAGTGAATATGGAGGACCTGACCTTTCTCATCTTGAGAGACAGTTTCTTCAGCGTAGATATCAAGGGCTGAGGCAATCTCAGGCGTTGCTTCCATTTCTGAGAAATCTGAATATCTGGACATTCTGTCGAATGCGCCATATGCAGAGATAGTGCTGGAATAGATGTCGGATTGATTCTTCCGGAACATCTCGTAAGCTGACGAAGCTGTGGGTTCAGAATAGTTTTTCACCTTACGGCGAATAACTGGTCCTGACCTAAAGAGTTGCGTCAGTCTTTGAAATAGGTTTCTGTTACTTTTTTCGGCCATCTTGAACTCAATCTTATATGCTTTGTTACAAACTTAAATCAACGGTTAAAAAGCCAACCAAATTTAGCATATGTGTTTAATAAATCTCCGCCTTGACCTGGCATTGCATCAACCATAATTGGAGAGAATGGATTTCTTGGATGCGGAATAGCAACACCAGCGTCAGTTGAAATTTTATTAACTGCAAAAGCGGCTAACATTGCATTTGACATTTCTTTATCGTATTTTGAATTATCAACAGAATTGTCAAAAAGCCAAACTACGATGGCAAGTGCCATGACAAGATCATCATGATAACCTTTCATAGCTTTAGCAGTTTGTCCGACCCACGTGAATGTCTTTAGCTCATCATATGTTCTGGTTGATTTTAATTTGATCTGTTTGTTTCTTATTACTTCTTCAAGTTTAGTTAAGATTTTTGTTCTGTTAGAAGGACCAGTTGTGAATCCGATATTTGCAATCTCTTCTGGTCCCGCAGCCGCTCCAAGTAATTGATATTTTTTATCTTTATAATAAAGATTTTGATATCCAATCTCTTTAAGCTTCATACAAACTGCATATCCATAGCCGTTATTTTCAGGGCAGAGAATTGCTTTATTGTATCTGCTTCCGATCTCACTCAAAAGAATTGCAAATTGATCAGGTGGTATTTTTCCTTTAAATTCGCAAACTTGCTCACCTGAATTTGAGTCTATAACATGACATGTGGAAAAGTCGGCGCTATCACCACGGGCAACATCGGCCGCGATGATGTATCGATGATCTTGCAGAGCATACTTCCAGACCCAAACACCAGCGTCTGGGCCCCACTTCTCAATTGGTGTTTGTGTAGTTGACATGACATAATCAAGTTCTACAGCGTTTAAGAACGTGTCACCTGATGCTGCAAAGTCGCAGAGAAGCTCCTGGGCTATCTGCTTTCTTGACATGTTCTTTGACTCATTATCAAACCATGTCTGGTCTCTCTCAGGATGCACATCCCAAGGTAGTTTTATGGTATTAAATTCATTCGATCCTGACTCACCCTCGACATAGAGTTTATGGTATTGACCGCCGACGCCGTTGGGGGTCGAAAGAACGATCGCTCGACCACCTGTTGAAAGGGTAGGATACAGACCTGTCCAGAGCTCATCAAAGTTTCCAATGAATGCAGCCTCATCAACAATTAGGAGAGTAAGAGCTTCTGAACGACCTGCGTCATCAGAAGTTGGGATGGCTTTGATCGATGAGCCATTGCTGAATTCAATTACTTGCTTCGTGTCAGACTTCATCGAAGGCATAATAAGCCATGAAGGAAGGTTCTGCAACATGACCTTCACTTTCTTGATAAAGTTCTGAGCTGTAGCTAACTTTGTAGCAATAATAAGGATTGCTTTGTCTTTGTAGAACAAAGCAAGCCACAAGGCATATGCTGCAGCCAATGTTGAGATTCCAAGCTGCCTTGATTTTAAGATGACATTGAATCTATGTGCTTCAAACTCATCAAGACAATCATCTTGAAACTTATAAGTCTCAAAGCCAATCAATCCCCTGGTCGGATGCTGGATCTTCGTGTATTTATTGATAAAATACGAAGAATTCTTTCCGCAGTGGACAATCTCAGCAACTTGTTTTTCTTT